ACTATTGTCTCCAGTGTTCTTCCAGTCAATTGTTGTATCTAACCCTTGTATATCTTCCAGCTTTTCATTAGCCGTAATCTTTTTTCGTGTAAACTTGCTAGCAGGTACACGATAAGCAAGCTCGGACTTAGGACGATCCATACCATCTTGGACAGGTTTAAAAAAGAAAGGATAATTGATTGATATAGGGACAACTTTGTCGGTAAACATTTTTTTAGCATCAGCTCCTGATTTAGATAGTATTCCATATCTACTATCACTTGCAAGAGTAGCTAAATTAACGGCTTCGGCAGAAGACATGAAAGAAAATCCAGATCGTCTATTCTTAAGATAACACATCCCATAGCACCTTTTGTCCGCCTTACAAGCTTCCCAGAATATAAAAAACAATCTATTTGCTTCTCTAAAGTCTGGAGCGCCTACATCTATCTTACTCCATTGTAAGTACATGTAGTGCGTACCAGTTATCCAGGTTGGTTTACCATCATTCATAAACCAGAATCCTTCTTCCCTTCTTCTAAATTCTTCGTCTATATAATCGTGCCATTTTTCTTTACTGCTTTCCGGGTAACTTCTCCAGTCAAATATGTTTTTTAAACGCTCTAATTCTTTTGGTTGATCAAACCTAACCCACTTATCTTTTGTATCTTTATATACATCCTTAGGCACCTTAGGTAGAGCTATGACCAAATCTTGTATTTGTACTATTTCTCCTATTTGACCATTGCGAGAAAGGACTATTAAGTCCTGCTCTTTGTTGTAACCGTACTTCCATTTCTTTCCCTTGTTCATTCTGGAAATAGTGGTTTTTTTTATAGGTTCAACCGTTTTAACTAAACTTTGCTCGTACATTATTTAGATCTACCTTCTGCGAATCCTTTAAAAGCTTTTTCCTTTGTCTCTTCAGGTGTTTTACCCTCAAGCAAGTTTTCTTCTTCTTCAATTCTGTTAAGTATCTCAAATGCGTCAAATATAGCTAGTTTTTTAGATGCTGCGGCATTTTTTAGTTTGTCAGCTGTTAGATCATCTTCTGAGTCGGTAACTATAGCTTCTTTTGCTACCTTAATTAACTCTTCAACTGCCTTGTGCCCAGCTTGGATTATACTCCTCTTCGTTTCCTTGGTGTTCATATTTGATTGTAATAAAATTAGATTTAACTCGATATAGTCTCTCGCCATCAACGATAAACTCGTATTCACTACTTGGTCTAAAACCAACTAGATCGCTTACTTCAACCGTACCGTCAGAATATTTGACGATACCTTGTAGGGGTTTTTCGGATTCAACGTTAAATTGATCCACTGCTTTCAAGGGCATTACGAAACAATATCCCTTGGGGCAAATCCACTGACCATCTCTCTTGTATAAGAAGATCTGGTCTTCACTTATAAAATAAGTTGATTCATCAAAATAGCTTCTACTATTCTTTTCTATACCCTTAACATTATGCCACCTCCTAAATACATTATGATGTACTAAAACCGTGTCACCAGTTATTATTTCTGTGCTTGCCATCATAGGCGTAGATACAACAATAGCTTCTCTATTAACAAACTGATGATTATAAATCTCAGTATTTAAGATTAGCTCTCCACCATCTAATTCCTTGGTGTTATTGTATCTCTCTCCTTTTGGCATTACAACAAAGTCGTAAACACTTTTCATTAGTATTGCAAGTTATATTCTACGGAGACAGCCATGTTTTTGTTAAAGTCTTTCCAAGGCAAAACGTCTTTACCCTTTTTAATATAAACAGAAAACTTATCTTTCTCCTCTACAATATCGCATATAGTATGACCACCATACACTTCTTGCCCCACAGCATAGTGCATAGCGTCATTCTTGTAATCTCTACCGATACTAATCTTTCTTATCAGCTTCGCCATCTTCCTTGTAGTTTATCGTTCCGTCTTTAACGTTTATGTCATCTGTACCGTATGACTTCTCCATTTCAGCTTGTAGTAAAATCATTTTATCTTGCATTCCAGCTAGACCGTGTAAGCTTGAGTGCTGCACGGCTACTAATCTACCTAACTCCAAGTATGTTTTATTCATATTAGATATTGCTGACTGTAGTTTACCTAGATCTTCAAGATTTATTTTTTCTGGTTTGCTATTCTTTAGTTCTTTGATTTTTGCGTTTGTTCCTTTTGTTGCCATTTTATTTAATTTAATTTAGTTAATTGTTATATGTATATATTTTTTGTAACTGCGTCGAATAGCACTCCTTTCCAATAAGGCACACTAGAGGTATTGGCTTTGTCATAAAGGAATACTAATTCCAACGCGTTGCTTTTACCATTCCATGCCGTTACATCTTGAAAGTCATTCAAGGAGTAATTATGACCTTGCACTGGATTATTGTTTGTTGTTGATGTGTCTATGGCATCAAGCCCATATACACCATCTCCTTCATACACGCCTTCCCACCAAAACCTCTGGCTAGCTGTTGTTCCAAATCCGAACCCTACGTCTGGCCCATCGTGTGCAGCTGCACCATTAACTCCCGGATCTACATATACAAGCGTAAATGATGGTTTTTCTCCATCCACCCTATCCCCAGCCCGCTCATTTTGCCAGCTGGTTGTGATGTTATTGTAAATTGCACTAGGTCCACTGAGAGCATGTTTTAAGGCAGTTACGTGTGTTTTATAAGTACTAGTAATCTCAGAAGAAACATCAAACGTACTGCCATTATGTCCATCGTGGTAAATAGAATTACTCTCATTACAAACGACTACCTGCACGAAATTACTAGGTGTAACAAAAGCGGCTTGGTGATATCCTGTTGCTGATTGAACAGGGTTTGCTGGCCAAGTAGTATTTGGATTGTAATAATAAGGCTTATACATGTATTCCACAGAATTTTCACCTAATGATCTCACTTGCACGTGCTTTTCAAACTCAGTTTTTCCGTTTGTAGCGTTGTTTGTGTTGTATGTTGGTGCTCCCTCTATATCGCCCGAAGCATATAGATCTTGTAGTTGAGATCTAAGGGAGTCTTCATTTTTAACACCATCACCACCAGCAGCTGATCCAGATGAAAAATAAGGTCCAATAGCAGCACTAGTCATAGCTGTTATAACTTGATTCATCGATCCACTATTGTCAAATATAATAGTAGCATAAGTATTCGCATCCCATACATTTTCTCCACCACCATCAATATAATATGTTGGTACTCCCATTCCTGTTGGTACTCCTAATCCAGCTACAAACCCCATTAGTAACCGAAGTAACAGATTATACCACCATCAGAGTCCGCTGTTTTCAGCTTTACATCTGTCCATCTACCATATATGATGATACCTGTTGGAAATGCTTGCAAATTATTTATTGCTTTACCACCATAACCAGAGCTATGTAACGATAAACCAGCTAAAGATTGTGAGCTTAAGGTTGCACCACTTGCGTTGCTTGATACCTCGAAATGAGTGGCATCTGTTATTGATACAATAGTAACGGGTTGTCCCTCTATACCATCTCTAGGCCAATCCGCGTCTCCAACAGAAACAACTTGCATGCCTACTTTGATAGCAGAAGAACCACCAGGCCCAGCGGTGTTAGCTGTGTGTGTCACTGTTGTTCCAGATGAACTAGCGCCCGCTATAACACAATCACCAAGATCATTAGCCGCTACGGCTATACCAGCAAACTCAGGTAGAGGTTGGTGAGCATGTGAGGTTCCCGAACTTGGAACAGCTCTTTTCTCTGCTGTAAGAACAGTTAAGCCGTTTTTAGCTATAAATTGTATTGCTACAATTACTTTTCCGTGCGGAGCATACACATGGTCTGTAGTATCGGTAAAGACACTACCCATCTGCCCAAAGCCATAAGCAACTTCTGTTGAATTTATTCCCATAATTTTATTTTTTTACTTTTTCTATTGATCTACCGCCAAAATAAGCACCGATCACTGTTATTAATACTAATTGTAATAAGTCAACCCACGAAGCTTTTACTTCAAAAGCAATTACACCAGCATCGATAAAAACTAACAGTATCGTAGATACTACTAGAAATATTAGAACTAGTGGTCTTATATTTTTACTAAGCCATGAATCGGATTGCATATCCATTTTCCAACGCTCAGTTACTTGTTTTTGCATCTCTGCCTCATAGCTCGCTACAAGCTCTTTAATCTTTAATTCAGCTGCTAGCTTTTCATCTTTAGATGTATGCAAATTATCTATAACACCACCTACGCTCTCTACAAGTTTAGCTGCGCCGCCTGATAATAATTTGGTTAGAATACTCATTATTTTGCTCTAAGCTTTTTTAACTGCGCTTCTATCTTTGTTATTTGTTTTCCAATACCCATAACATTTACTTTACCCGTACTTCCGCCTTGAAGATCAGATCGTAAATCCCCCAATCTCATTTCTAGGTCGTTTATCTCCTCACTTTTACTACCACCAATTATCTCAGTGCCTTTTTTCTTTTCGTGCTTAGAAAGTGGAACATTAGTACGGTCTTGTAGTTTTGGAGCTTGTGGTTTTTTATTACCAAAGTCCATTCCTGGTTGTTTATACATTATATTGTTTTTTTAGTTATTATGATCTTTTCCAGTAAGCGTACTCTACCATAACGTTAGCTGAACCAGCAAAAAGCTTTAAACCACCTACTTCACCTGCAGTTACAGCGTCATCGGCAGCACCTTCAGCCGTTGGAAAGTAAGCAAATTCTCCTGGTTGTAATTTAATTATTTTTGATCCTCCATCTGCGTCTGGATTTCCTACTAAAACAAAATCAGCTGTTGCATTACAATTACTAACACCATCAGTAGACAAGAGCCCTGTGTGTTTTAAGTATACAAAGTAATTGTTTGTATCGTTCTCTGATATTATAATTCCAGCTCCAAGGCCTAAGTTGTCTCCAGTAGACATCTTATTAATATCTGTCATTGGTGCTTGTACCGCTGAGTTTAGCGATACCGTCATATTTAAAGGTTGATCAGCGAATACAGTAGTACTAGCTAATGTTAGTGTTGGGGTTAATGTTGCCATTTGTTATTTTTTATTTATATTATTATTATGATGCAGCGGATGCTTGAAATATTCTTACTTCTAAAACTGGTGATCCTTGAGCTGCATCTAAAGCTAGATCCACTACTGATGCCCAAGGAAAGAATGCAAATTCCCCAGCTCCTAACGAGAAATACTCGTCTCCAGCGTTAGCTTTTTCTATCGTTATGATTTCAGCAGCTGTAGTGCTTAAGTTTTTTAAATATACGTATGATTTACTAAAGTTTGCCGCTGCAGCAAAAACAACACCTGTTGTTGTAGCTACTTTTTGAAATGCTGAAACTTGACCTAAAACAGCAAGCGAGTCCGCTACTGAAAGGTTTAAAATATCTCCGTTTAAATCCGAAGATGATAGTGTTAATGATGGGACTAATGTTGCCATTTTTTTATTTTTTAATTTGTTTATTATTTATTACCTATGTTTGCTTCTAATTCCCAAGGAAAATCCATGCTACCAGCTGGTATCCATTTGCCGTCGTAATGAATCATATCCTGCCCTTCAATATCTTTTCTCTCGTACTCTACTCCGTTGTACCTAACGTAATCGTCTTCGTACTTTAACTTACCGATCTTCATGTCAGTAGCATGTCTCATCTCGTGAATCAACACTTTTCGCTCTTCTTTACTACCTGGCTCAACTAAATTACTCACGTATATACTTCCATCCATATTAGCCTCCCCCATTATACCATCTCCTAAGTCCTTGCGAATAATATCAACACCTGGTACTATGGTGGCATCAGGGTTAAAACGCATCTTGTTCACTATTTCGCCATTCCTTATATCGTTACCTTTCCCTCTACCTAGTTTAAACCCCATTATGAGTTTCTTTTTTTATCGATTTTAGCTTTCATCTTAGCTACTTTCTCTTGCTCTTTAGATTTCTTCTTATCTTTTTTCTTGTTGTATTTAGCTAGCTTTCTATCACTCTTGTCCTCTTGTTTCCATTTTTTGTCTTCTGCCTTGTTAGCTTTTTTCTTTGCCTTGTCAATTAACTTAGTGCCTTTATATGTTTCATTTCCAGTACCAACGTTTGCTTTAGCTGCCGTTAATGCATTAGCTTTTTTAAGTTTTCTAGCTGCCCTTTGTTCTTTTGACAAACCAAGTAGTTTTTGAAGTGGTCTCAACCCAGAGAAGTAATCATTCTCCTCCTCTTCCTTAGCGCCAAATTCTCCATATTTAGTTTCTGATTCTTTATTCTGCTCACCATAACCCTCTTCCCACCAGTTCTTAGCTCGTGGTGTTTTTTCGGCTGTTGGATTTGCTTTAATGATTGCTTGCTTTTCATCAGTAACTACTTTCTGCTTCTCATCTTCTCTTGACTGATCTATAAGGTTTTCGTCATTTGGAGGGCCTGGTTTATCAGCTCCAATTCCAAAATTACGTTTCATTGGTGCACCTTTCATTGTATATGCCATAATTACCTATCTTTATCTTTTATCATATCATCTATAGATTTATTAAAAACCTTGTCAGTATATGTTTTATTGTTATAGAAAACACTTCTCTCTGAAGTGGGTAAGTCTTCCTCACCTAATAGGATTCTATATATCCTACTAATTACCTGTGAACATTTGAACGATGTCTTAAATACGGAGTACTTTATAGTAGTTCTGTTTCTGTGTCGCCACGTTTCTATCCACCCTTCTCTTTTTAATCTTTCCCAACGGTTCTTATCCCAACTCATAGTGTAAACTCCGTTGATAAAATCATTTCGTGTAAATCTTCCTTTACAATCTAAATAAATTAATAGTTCTATATCCGCGTCATTTAACCCGTAAGTCTTACAAGCCCACTTTCTAGTGAGCCTGTAATACTTTAGGATATTCATCTCACGCAGATCCTGCGCGGTTAGTCTCATTTAGACTATGAAGCGGCACCACATGCGCTAATGTCAGTACCAGTAGCATATACGCCATTCACATCATCAGCTATAACGTGAATACCATCATTAGTTGTGTGTAGGCTACCAAGGAACGTAGCTAGATCTATCATTGTTTTATGCTCATCAGTACCACAAGTGACAGCTATTGTGTCATCACCAGCTACAGTATCAAAAGTAAAGGTTAGAGTAGCGTTCCCAGCTTCTATTGATTGTAAGTTTTTCAAAGGGTAGATATTAGCGTCATCCGCATCGTTTTGGAATAATAAATATTTTTCTTTCATTTTTTTAGTATTTTGTATTAATAGTTAGGCGATTGTAGTACATCCAGTTATTTCAGCACAAACTGTTACCGTAGCAGTAGCTGCAGGCCCGTTTGCTAACACTATAACATTTGATTGCGTGTTCCTACCTGCGTTGTTACAGATTCTAGTTAATTGCTTTGCCGCTTTAAGTTCATCAGCTATACAACTTAACGTAACTACATCTACATTAGCTGATCCTTCAAAGGTTAAGATTAAAACACCTGCTCCAGTCTGTATAGACCTCAAGCTTGTTAAAGGATGCATACAACCATCGTTACCTGCGCCAGCATAGCCAGAATGTCCTGAGTTACTACCAGTACTTGCTATTAAAAATACTTCGTCACTTCTTGTCATTTTTCTTTTTTTTAATTAATTAATTGTGTTTGTTTGTTTCTAAGTTTAAGGCTTGGGGTTTTTGGTTTGGGTTAATCATATATATAATATCACACAT